CATTTCCTTCTTTTCGGCAGCGGTCATGTCGGTGATGGTTTTTTGCAGCTTTTCGAGCGCTTGCGCGCCTGCATCGGTCGTGACGACGGAAAGGCCGTCGATCAGAACCGTCCGCGTCTGAATGGCATCGGCCATGAGGGCGTCCTTTTCGTCTGTGATGGGGGATGCGCCCCACCGCGCTATGGCGTCACCGATGCGGGCCATTGGCCCGGCACGTCCAGCGGCCACAATGGCGATATGATTGCCGACGATGTTCGTTTGCCGCGCTTGATACGCCGTCCCGTCCGGCGCAATCCCGTCGCCCCAGACCAATTCGGACACGTAACCCACGCTCAACTCACGCTTGCCGTCCTGCACTTTGCGGATCGTAGCGGCGTCGGTCAGCTTGATCCCGATCCGCAGATACTCGCCGTCGCGCAGGACTTCCTCGTTCGTGGTGCCGACCGAGACCATGCGAGCCGTGTCGGCCGTCACCAGATCGGCGGGGTGGTCATCAGTGACCGGCAACAGGCCAAAGGTTTGGAGGCTGGACTTCAGGAACACCTCGGATTCGTCGCGGTAAACTGTCACCCGGTCAAGGTCGGGCCGGTTCAATTCCGCGCCGAGATAATCCTGCGTGCCGATCCGAGCGGTGCGGACGTTTGCGACCAGATACCCCTCGTCGGTGATCCGAACGGTGTCGAGCGAAGCGAAATCTGTCAGTTTCATTCGTCCGCTCCTTCGCCGTCAGTAAACTCGGCCACTCTGCCCTCCAGCCCCGGAAATGCACCGGACTCGGTCAACATGTTCACGATTGTAGCCGCAATCGCTTCTTGTGGCAAGATGTCCATATCATACAGCACTTTGGCGCTGTCAACCAGAACCTTGCCCATGTCGGCCCGCTCTTTTGCGCTAACCTGGAACAGCGGGCGCCACGTCCAGTGCAATTCAGGAGGGCGATCTCCCAGCGCTGATCGGATCAAACACTCGTTGAGGATTTCCATTGCCGGATCAAGTTCCAGCGTTTGAATGACGCGGACGCGGTCGAAATAAATCTTTTCATCGCCTTGGCCCGTGGCGTTCATTCCCGCCGCAGCAATCCCGAACAGGCGGGTCATCGGGATGCCAGCCGACGCCGCCACCATTTGCATAAATCGGTCAATGATATCGGGCAGCGTGGCAAAGCTGGCGGTTTTCTGATCGTAGGTGTCTTCAGCGTCCATCAGCAACGCGCCGTTGATCCCCTTGCCACGTGCGGTCAGGCTTGTCCGGGCCAGCACCATCGTTTCGTATGCAGTCCCCCCGGTCCGCAGCCCATCGTTGAAGCCGTTGATGCCGATCACATCCACCTTAGCCTCGAACACGAGCGACGCGACGTTGGCGATTGTGGCGTCAAGGTTCCGCACGGCGCTGATCGTGGCGTTCAGGGTGCTGTCGCCCCATCCGGGGTGTGCCGAATACCGATCGTCCTGCACCTCCTCCCCAGTGGCAATGACGAGCCGTGAGGGGTGGATTTCCACCGATGCGCCCGTGGCAGGATTGAGGCGGTAGCTTACCGGCATGCCAAAACCGGGAAGCCGCGGGTCGCGCTGGATTTGCCCGGCCGTCACTTCCGAGCGGTTGAGAACGGCCAAATATTGCAAACCCCCCTTGCCGATCTTGGTAGGGTCCAGCGGTTTCGATGCGTCCAGGTCGCGCGTGCCGATGTAAATTGCGGCGCCCCCGAACAACCGCGCCCGCTTTAGGTTTTGCATCGTCTTGCCTTGCAGACCGAGCCGCTTTTCCTCGGCCTCCAACGCGGTGATCTGTTGCGCATCAGCCTGCCATTCACGCCATTCGCGGGTCGCATCCTCGGCGGGCAGGTCCACCACGTTGCGGGCGACAGCGCTTGTGCGATACATTGCGACAAGCTGATCATCGGCAATCGTGGTGTCAACATATTGGGTGTGGAACGCCTTGTCCCGGTCAGTGCCGAGATTGGCGACGATGTTCCGCAGGCCGTCCATGATGCTCATATTGTTCCAGCCCACGAATTATTTACGCCCGCGACCATGTCAAACGCGCGGGTTGCGGCGTCGATCTGATCTTTGAATTTACCCATCGGGAACGTCGCGGCCTCGTCCAAGAAATCACCATTCCAATCGCCTGCCACAATGTCCACGTTACCGGCCTCGACCTGTGCCGCGAGGGGCATTGCGCGGGTTTCTTTGTCGCCCGTCTCGACGCTTGACGTGTAGCTATACCCCATCAGAGCCGATTTGAGAAGATGTAATGCCCACGACTTACCTGCGCTGCCAGGGTCTTGCGGGATTGATCCGCGGACCGCGCGCCCATCAGCCGCCGCCGTGCTGGCAAGCAACCGCTCAACTCCGGCCGCATTTACTTGGTCTTTGACGACGTGGGCGATGCAAACGCGCCGGTCAGGGCCGATGCCGACCTTGACGCCAGCCGTCCGAGCTGCGGCTGGGTCGTTCGTTGCAGCTAGATCCCATCCGCGCACCCACGTATAGCCCGCAGGCTCGGCTTGAATGGTCCGAAAATCTGACCGCTTGAACATGCCGCCGCCGCGGGGTGCGGGGCGCTGTTGAAGCTGGCCGGCGCTGGCGTAGATCCCCATGGTCTTTTCAAGCTGCGCGACCTGATGCTCAGGGAACCGATCGGGAAACAGCAGTTCGCCCTCGATCGTGCGCGGGTCAACGGGAGAGCGGCGGTCCGCTTCGAACCGCATCGGCAGGCAAAGATGGGTGTATCCCAGATCAATCGCTACGGCGGAAACGTCGGACTCGTGCAATCTCTGCATGATGATTACAATGGCCGAATCTTCATTATTGACGCGCGACGGTAGGGCTTCCCGAAATGTCGCAACGCCTGTGGCAAGTTTCTGCACGCTGTTGGCGTCCGCAACGCTGTGCGGATCGTCAATTAGCACCCGGTCGCCGCGCGAGCCTGTCATGCCCTCAAACGCCATCGCCTCCCGGAACCCGGTCTTGTCGTTCTCAAACCGCAGCTTGGCGTTATTGTCAGCCATTAGGTTCATCGGCCATCGTGTCTGATACCATTGCGATTGGATCAGGCGACGGCATTTCATTGCGTCCCGCACGGCTAGGTCTTGCTTGTGCGCCGTGCCAAGGAATCGCATGTGCGGCAATTCCTTTGGCCCCCATTCCCACGATGGCCAGATCACGCCGGTCAGCAGGGACTTCATGGTGCCGGGCGGCACGTTCATCAACAGACGGTTGATGTCGCCGCGCGTGACGGCCTCTAGGTGCGCGCAGATGGTATCCAGCGCCCAGCCCCATTTGAGCGGTGTGGACGGCTCTAGGACGTGCCATGCGCGCCTTGCGTAATACGCCAGCGATCGACGGCATAGCTCTTTCTCAGCGGCAATTATGTCAAGCGGAGTCAGGTGCATCGCCAAGCGCCACAATTTCTGCAAGGGCTTCGGGCGACAGCTTGGACATATCCAGCGCGGCCTTGGGTGACATGCTGCCGTCGCTTGACGTGTGGTTGTGATCCGAAGACTCGCGCCAGCCTGCGACCCGCGCTAAAACAAATTTAGCGGCGTCAAGCGACCCGTCGGTTAGGGAATCGCTCAAAACGCGCACGGCTTCGCCCTTAAGCCGCTCGCGAGCGGTCATAATCTCATACCGATAATGCTTGCGGAGCGTGTCGTCCGTAAGGTTTAGCGCTGATGCAATATCGTTGATCCGCGACCCGGCCATAACGGCGCGCTCAACAAATATGCGATCAGCGTCAGTCGGCTTGTATTCCCTGCCCCGAGGCGCCATCAGTCCCAACCTCCGACGCGCACTTTCTCCACGCTGGGGCTGCGGGGCGCGTCACCCCCAACCTTAAAATCCTTAAACGCAGCATAGCTATCCTCGGGCGGCGCGGCAAAGTGATAATCAACCACTTCACGCAGGTAGCCGCTGATGGGGCTTCCCTCGCTAATTTCAAAAAACTCAATGCGCTTGTTTTCGTTGAGGTTCATTGATGTTCTGACAGCAACGCTATACCCGTCGTTTTCCAGCAAAATAAACTTAGCGTGAAACCTAGCAAGGCGAACGCTGTCTTGCCCAAACTTATCTAAGAGAGAAGCAAAATATTTGCCCTGCCGCGCCGGAAAGCTGCGATCAACGAGCCAACGCATCGACGTAATGTTTTTATCGTTTAGCATGTCAAACGCTTGCCCGATCTCGGCTCGCGCTGCGGTCCAAGTTCCAATATCAACGCGGCAAGGTCCAATCTCGCGCGCGATGTGCCGCAAGATGTCAATCATTGAAAAGTCGCCCTTTGTGAGACCGAACACATCTCCGCTTTTGTTTATCGGGCCAATGCAGCGGGAGGCGCTTTCTCCGCGCATCCCATGCCTAAAATCTCGGGCAACATTATCTCGGTGAATCGCCTTGTCGCTTGATGTCATGAGCCCATCCTCCGGTTTGGTTATAAAGTGGCGAGGCTGCTTATATTTACCTTCCGCGCGACTTCTCAGATTGAAACGCCTGGACCTCCCTTGCTGTTGGAAGGCGACCGCCCTTGGCGTTGTTGCACCGCCTGCAAATGATCCAGCAATTCCCATCCTCATGGCGCGGGCCACCAAGCGTGAGCGGGATGAAATGGTCTTTCGACCGATTGCCTGGCGTGAGCCTCGCGCCACAGAGCGGGCAATGAAGCGCTCTGCCGCGAGGCTTCCACTTATGCCAGATCACGGATCGCCTCGCGGGCGGCTGCGGCGCGATACGCTTTCCACTCGCTGCGGATGAAATCCAGAAGGCTGGTGCGCGGCCCGTTCTCAAGCGCGTCTCCGCGCGATCCAAACAACGACCCCGCGACTTGCTCAACGCCGCCGTCGTCAGTCCGGCGCCAAACGTAGCCCGAAGCCTGTCCGCGCATCGTGAACGACTCGGTGCGCGCCTCGCCGGTGCGGGGGTCAATGCAGGTGATCGTGACGTCGGTGCCGGTCTGGGTGATGCTGGTGCGGGTCATGTGTCTTGCTCCTGGGTTGGTGGGGTGTTGCTCCCCTCTTCTCCATTTAATATAGGGGCGATTGCCCCATGGCGCAAGCGTTTTGTTTATTAAATTCAGCCCACTATAAAAGAAAAAACCGCCCCCCGCGTTAGCAGGAGGCGGAAGTCGCAACAGGAGGAGTCAGGCACATGACAACCCGACAACGCCAATGTGCCACGGGTCGCGCTGGCGGTCAAGCTCCCTTTGACCGCTGCAAACAAGCAGGCTCAAGGGTAACGGGCCGACCGGCTGCGGCGTGAAACCCCTTCACCACAGGTGCGGTCATTTCCAAAAACGTGAGGCAAGCCTGGATCGTTGGCACTTCGATGATGTCAACGGCGGCGACCACGCGGCACTGCGTCGGGTCTGCGACTAAGTACATGATAAACATCGGGATAAACATTAGGCTTTCCTCTCCATCAACACAATTTGCTCCGCGATATCGTCGCGCATATGCTTCAAGCCCCATTTTCTTGACGTTTCGTCACTCGACCAAGCGGCCTCCATTGCCCTGCGAATAATCCGACCGCGCCCACCGCTCATCTGCCGCGTAAACTCCTCCCTGCTAAAGTCCGGCTCGTCCATACAGGCGAGCTTTACCGGCTCCCGCGCCATTGTCGAAATCAGGTCATCCGTCCAAAACAGGGCCTTGCGCAAATCCTGCAACTCCTCGCCTTTGAGGTGCGCGCGCATCACGTATTGCACGATCTGCGCGAGCGGACCGCACAGGCGGCGCGAGAGGTGTTTCACCTCAATCGGGCAATCGTTGTAGTGCGCGGCGCGCGTTACAGGGTCGTTCATGCCCGCTCTCCCATAATGCAGGCCCAAACCCGCTGCCACCATCCGCGCTTAACCGGCGCAACATCCGAAACGCCAGCCGACTTCCGCGCATCGCTCAATATCACCTGCACCGCGTTTGCGACCGGCACG